GTCGTATATAAAAACCCAGCTGCCGTCAAACACATTGCGGTCCGCGAGCGTGCGTCCTACATTGAGAAGCTCTTTGCTGGCATTATCGATGCAGCTGAGACCGATTACACATGCTACGAGTCCCTGCACCGAATATACCACATGTTCTGCATCAATTTCGAAATGCTATCATACCTCGCTGGGCATCTGCCCTGGGCTCGTGAAGTGCTCCGCAAGATGCGCAAGATCATCGGAGGCATGCAGCGGATGTGCGCCAAAGCCTTCGTTGCGGCCGGCAATTTCATTTTGATGTCTGGGGAGATGGTCACCTCGTTGTTCAACTGGTTCCTCAATCTCATAGTGCACCACCTAGCGTTTGACCACTGCAACGCACCCGGTGTTGATATTCGCGCTCTTGTGCCGACGAATTCGCTGGTATGCGTTTTCGAGGGTGACGATGGGCTCATCGCTGCCCCATCCGGGAAGAGGCTGCCCACTGCTGAAGAGATGCAGTCGATTTGGGGAATGAATGTGAAGAGGTCCGGAGCCAAGGGACCTGCTGTCCTCAGGTCGTTCTGTGGCATCATCTCTGATCCCCATGAGCGCATCAACGTCGCAGACATTCGCAAGATCTTGGCCGACTTTTGCCTGTGTGAGGGGGGTTGGGCCTTCACGTCTGACAAGAAAAAGAAGATGCTGCTGACCGCCAAGGCTTACAGCTACCTGCATCAATACCACGGTTGCCCGGTCGTTGACAGCTTCGCTCGGTATGTCATCCGCAGCCTGGCCATCAACGTCGATCACACGATCAAGGCCATCTCCACCACTTCCCGTCTCGACCTATACACACGCGATAAGTACGTGCAGGCTCTGTCATCAGGGCTGCCACCAGTCATCGACACGGGGTTGTACACACGCGAGCTCGTGGAGGAGCGTTATAATGTGCCGATCAGGCTACAGGAACGACTCGAAGAGGTGTTCAACACAACCTCTGAGCCTCTGAATTTCACGTGTGATTGGCTTAATGCCTGCTGCCCACCAGCCCTCACGATGTACGCTGACAAATATGTGGCCAGCCATGCTCCACCGACCGCCGAAGCAAACCGTGTTATGTCATGGCTGCTGCCGCCGATCGTGCTGAGAGACAATCGCGTCGTGCAGCGACGCAACGGCACGTTCAGAGTCATGGCCTGCTTGTTGCTGTGCCCCGATGACGAGGGTGCTGACGAATCTCAGCCCACCATTCCCGACAACATGCAGCTCCAATACTTCACACGCGCCAATTGTCCTTACAATTCGTGTACCGCAGCCGGCCCGCATGCCCACCTGTATTACAAGCCTTACCACGAGTTGAAGGCGAGCCTCACTGGCGTTGCCAATTCAATTGCCTGCATTGTTTGCGAGGGGGGGGCGAGTGGGCCCGGCCTGATTCCCCAGCCTGCTGGAGGTCAGCGTTTGGGCCCGTCCACGTTTTCTCTGACATCCTTGTTTCCCCTACGGCCGTTTACCACGTGTACAGATGTAACGCGCAGACTGATCGCTTCTCTCGCAACCGGCCCGGTAGCACTGCTTCAACACGGAGGGAACGTGTTCTTGGCAATTCGCTGCAACGTGCACAATACGTCGTGTATCTACGTGTCCAAGGTAATGGACCTCCCCTTCTCGTACCGCAACCCAGCGACCTGGCCTATGTCATTTACCCTGATTCCCGCATTGTTCGAAATTGCTCAAATCCAAACTGCCGTCTGTGTCTTCGGACCTAATGCTCAAGAACTGCTGGAAGCCGGCAGCTTCTGTTCACTTGTCTTGCCACCATTACCCAAATTTCCAGGGCCCCTCCCTAAGTGGCAGAAGAGAGACTGCAGCTGCCACAGGCCAACTCGGGATGAGGGTGTACAGTCCTGTTCGCTTCGCAGAAACCTGGTACCGAAGCCACCCGCCGGCTGCGCTGAGCCTAACACGCCCGCAATGCAGCCCACAGCCACCCACAAGAAGAACAAGGAACTCAAGAAGCTTGCCAAAGATGTCAAGAAGGCGGAAAAAGCCGCAGCTGCCCACCCGCTGCAACCGCCTGCGCCGCGCGCCAAGGTCAGAGCGAAAGCCACCGAGGAGCGCAAGAAGAAGTCTCAGTACTTGAGCAACGTCGATCCTGCTCGCACTCGTGCTGCTAAGACGTTCACTGGCGCGGAATCTGGCATTGCCGCAGCTCTCATGTTGCCTGGCATTGCCAACGCACGCATGCCTATGCTCGTTTCCGACCCGACTGCTGTGGTTTCCCTCAAAGTCACCGATGACCTGCCCGGTAATGTCACCGGCACCGTTGTATCTGGTTCGGTGCCCGATCTCCC